AAGAAGATTTAAATTCTCGTGGTGATTGGTACGAGGCGTTTAAAGACGGATTAGAACTATTAGGTGTTGACAGCGACCCTAGAAGTGAACCGTTCGAAGGGGCAAGTGGAGTATATCACCCGCTATTAGCCGAAGCGACAACTCATTTCCAAGCACAAGCGTATAAAGAACTTCTTCCTGCAAACGGTCCAGTAGATACTAAGATCATGGGCGCGTCTAATGATCCGAAAGCGATGCAAGCTAATCGCGTTAAGGATTTCATGAACTATCAGCTCATGTATAAAATGGAAGAATACGATCCTGAGATGGATCAGATGTTATTCTTTTTGCCTCTAGCTGGTTCAGCATTTAAAAAGTGTTATTTCGATCCGGCGATGGGCCGAGTCGTTTCTAGGTTTATCAAAGCCGAAGACCTCATCGTTCCGTACTACACTACGGATCTTCATACGTCTCCTCGTATTACTCATCGTATGGCGATGTCAGAAAATGACTTGCGTAAACTACAGTTGAGTGGGTTTTATAGAGATATGCCCATGAGTTCTCCTAGCTATTCAGCTGATGGGGAAAATTCAGTACAAGATAAGATTGATGAGATAGACGGTGTTTCTAGGACAGGAACTCAAGCTGAATATACGTTACTTGAGTTTCATGTAGAACTAGATATCGAGGGCTTTGAACATACGGACGGTGATGGAGAGCCGACAGGGTTGGCACTTCCGTATATTGTTACAATCTGTAAAGATAACAATACTGTTTTATCTATTCGTAGGAATTACGAAGAAACAGATCCGATGCGTAAGAAGATTGAATACTTCACGCACTACAAGTTCCTCCCAGGACTAGGCTTCTACGGATTTGGCCTAATCCACATGATTGGCGGCGTCACCCGTTCCGCAACGTCAATTCTTCGTCAACTTATTGATGCTGGCACTTTAGCCAATCTTCCAGCTGGCTTCAAAGCTCGTGGCTTAAATATACAGAGATCTGATGATCCTGTACAGCCAGGAGAATGGCGAGATGTGGATACTCCTGGGGGGACTATTCGTGATTCTTTCATGCCTCTCCCGTATAAAGAGCCAAGTGCAACATTAGCACAGCTATTAGGATTATTGGTTGAATCTGGACAGCGGTTTGCTTCTGTTATGGATAACCAAACAGGAGACGCTAATAGTCAAGCTCCTGTAGGGACTACTGTTGCGTTATTAGAAAAAGGCCAGAAAGTAATTTCTGCAATCCATAAGCGATTGCACTATGCCCAACGTAACGAGTTTAAGATTCTTAAGAGATTGTTCGGGGAGTATTTACCGCCGGAATATCCTTATCAAGTACAGGGTGCTCAGCAGACGGTTTTTGCTGAAGACTTTAACAATAGCGTAGACGTTATCCCTGTATGTGACCCGAATATCTTTAGTACGACTCAACGTATTATTTTAGCGCAGACACAGCTTCAGATGGCTCAGAGTGCTCCTCAGATCCATAATATGAAAGAAGCGTTTCGTAAGATGTATATCGCTTTAAACATTAAAGATATCGATGATATCTTAATGCCTGATTCAGCCCCAGCTCCTAAAGACCCCATTCAGGAAAATATGGACGCAATGATGGGGATGCCTCTGAAAGCGTTTATTCAGCAGAACCACGATGCGCATGTTCAAGCGCATATTGCATTTATGCAAAACCCTCAAACCCAGCAAAATCCTCAGTCAATGGCTGCGTTGCAAGCTCATATTCAAGAGCACCAAGCCTTGAAATATCGCATACAAGTAGAGGAAATGCTGGCACAACAAGGTATGGAATTACCCCAGCCTGGACCAGATGGTCAGATGCCTCAGTTGCCTCCAGAGTTAGAAAGTCAGATAGCTGTGGCAGCTGCTCAAGTTACTCAGCAGATTACTGGGCAAGAGCAAGCCTTAGCACAAGCGATGGCTGCACAACAACAAGACCCAGAAAGAGAAATGTTCCAGCAGCAGCTAGAGTTAGAGTTCGAAAAACTCAAGCAGCGTGATAGAGATTCTGAGCGTAAAGCACAGCTTGAAAGAGAGCGTATTGAATCTCAAGAGGAACAGACTGATGTTCGTATTGCCGCTGAATTACAAAAAGCGGAAATGCAAGATGATCGTGAAATAGATTCTAATTTAACTGAAATCGCTAAAATCGTTCGAGAGTCCAGGGAGCAGTAACTTATGTCACATCTAATCAGCAATATTCCACACTTTAATTGCTGGGTTAGAAAAGAATTTACACACAATCATTTAGATTACCACGGAGAGTATTTACATGCGATAGCGATTGCGGTAAATACGATCCCTGATAGATGTTTATCCTTCCAAGTTGTATTCACTGGATACGAATTAGGAAAGGAAGAAGATTCTGAGAATCTTCATGGAGGAGCGATGTGGGCACGAATGCCAATCACTGCTCTAGTAGCGGATGCGATGATTGAGGAAATGCCAGAGGCGATGGCGACTCATTTAGCGCAACCGTGGGACTGTAGTTCACGAGACCATGAGGTTATTGTTATGGATCGTGTATCTTCTAGTCCTTGGTTATGTAAGATTGATAATGAATTTCATACTGGGAAGTATTTGTTTACGGTTGATTACACAGGAAACGATATTGCTGACGATCCTGCGCAACATAAACAAAGTCATTTGATACAGCTTACAGATGCTGGGAAATGGACAGGCAATATTGTAGCGTTGCCTAACAATCGTGTAAGAGCGACCAATCCAGCATTATGGGAGACAGGTTCTGGGGCACCAGACTTTTATCCCAGTCAGCATGTGCATAGCGCAGAGATTGACGATAGCTACATGGATCCGAACATTACGTTTAACAACTTGTATGCTGAAGGAGATTAAAATGCCAGGACGTAAAACAAATAAAAAGATGCCTAAGAAAATGGGTATCGGTGGTAAAAGCGCCAAGAAAATGCCAATGAAAATGAAGCGTGGTGGTTCAACTCGTTCTCGTAGTAAGAGCAAAAAATGAGAAACCTTAGATCAACGGAAATGCCTTATCCGTCCCCTAAGACTCAAAAGGCAGGAGTCCAACCGTCAATCCCAGAACCCTCTAACGAAGGTTTTGCAAAGTCTACTGTATTGGCTGAAAAGACAATTAGTATTCCTGGAAAGAAAGTAAGGACAAAGGGTACAGGCGCAGCTACTAAAGGATTAGATTTTACTAGCTACGTTAACTAATGGACTTTATTAAGTATTCGGAGTTTTTACTCCGCAAATTTCGTGAGAGACAAGAAGATCTCATGCAATCACTCGCCGCTGGTGGCGCACAAGACTATGTTCAGTACCAACGAATAGTTGGGGAAATTTCAGGGCTTAATTTTGCTGAACAAGAAATAACCGCCCTGCATGGAAGGATGGAAGATGTCGAAGATGACTGAACTTGAAAAAGGGGTAACTCCCGATCGTGTACTAAATTTTGGATCTGATGCGCCGTTAGATCCTCCGAAGGAGTCTCTTACTCCTGAGAATTTAGATTCTCACGCAGATAAACTACCGAACCCTACTGGGTATCGTATGTTGATTCTCCCGTTTTCTCCACCAGAGAAAAGTAAAGGCGGCATTCTTATGGCTAAACAAACTCTTGATAAAGAGCGTATAGCTACGATTGTAGGGCTTGTGGTCAAACAAGGCCCAGATGCATATTCCGATTCTGATAAATTTCCTGAAGGGCCATGGTGTAAAGAGGGCGATTGGGTAATTTTCGGTCGCTATGCAGGAGCTAGGTTTAACATCGAAGGAGGAGACATGCGTCTTTTAAACGATGATGAAATTCTAGCCACTGTAAATAATCCAGAAGATATTCTGCAATAAGGTGATTTAAATGGCTGAGTCCCAAGAAATTGAATTAGAGCTTCCTGATCAGGAAGTAGATCCACGTGAAGCTGATGTGTTGCAGGAACCGCAACAAGACTTCGATACAAGCGAAGCTGAGGTTGAAGCCCCTCAGACGGATGAGTTAGAAGATTACAGCGACGGTGTTAAAAAGCGTATAGATAAGCTGACTTATCGTATGCGGGAAGCAGAACGTCAACGCGACGAAGCGGTTCAGTTTGCTAAAAAGATGTCTGAACAGACAAATAACTTACAAAGCAAGTTACAGTCTTCAGATGAAACATTGGTCGCGGAGTATTCTGCTCGTATCGCTTCTGATAAAGAACGTGCTAGACGAGCTTTGAAAGAAGCACAAGAACTTGGGGACGCAGAAGCTATCGCTTTAGCTACTGAGGCAGTTGCTAAAACTTCTTTAGAAGCGCAAAATGCCGAAAGATTAGTTGCAAAACAAAAAGCTGTTAAGTCTATTCCTCAGCAGCCGACTGTTCAACAACAAGCAACTAATGTGCAACCCGCCGCTCCTGACCCCCGTGCAGAGAAATGGGCTTCAGAAAATGGTTGGTTTGGTGAAGATGAAGGTATGACCTATGCTGCTATGGGCATTCATCAAAAATTATTAAAGGAGGGAGTTCCCCCTAGTTCTGATTACTACTACGAAAGAGTGGATAGTGAAATTAGGGAACTTTTTCCGAACAAGTTTCCCGAAGGGAAAAAGAACGTGCAGTCTTCTGTAGCGGGATCTAGCCGAGGTGCTGGTGCTGTTAAAAAAGGAGCACGCAATGTGAAACTCACACCGTCACAGGTAGCAATAGCTAAAAGAATCGGTGTGCCTCTTGAAGAGTACGCAAAATTTGTATAGGAGATGAAAATGACAGATCGTACCTCCAGATCTGCTGAAACCCGAGAAAAGAAATCTCGCCGTAAACCATGGCAACCGCCATCTATGTTAGACGCTCCTGAAGCTCCTCCTGGGTATAAACACAGGTGGGTACGTGCAGAAGTCCGTGGGCATGATGACAGAGCGAATATGTCTAAACGTATTCGTGAAGGATTCGAGCCAGTAAGAGCAGAAGATCATCCTGATTTTGACGCTCCTACGATTGAGGACGGAAAACACGCTGGCGTAATAGGTGTTGGTGGTCTAATTCTCGCTAAAATTCCTGAAGAGACTGTTGAAGAACGTAATCATTACTATAACAGTAAGACTGCAGAACAACTTCAAGGTGTCGATAATGATTTGATGCGAGAAGCTGATCCAAGAATGCCGCTCCGACAGAGCGATATGAGGAGAAGCACAAAAGTGGAATTCGGAAGCCGACAAAAGGCTACGGATTAATTCATCATTTTCCTTAGAGGATTAAATCATGGCTAATACTGACGCCCCTAATGGGTTCACTCCAGCCTATCACCTATATGGTGGAACGATTCGTCCTCAGAAGTTGCGTATTGCTAGTGGCACTTCAGCTGCTATCTTCAACGGAGACGTTGTAAACCTATCTTCTG